CAGCACACCCCCTGCCCGCTCGAACTGCCAGAACGACAACGCCGGACCGAGCACGGTGTTTCGCCCGTCTCGCTCCAACTGGTCCCGATGCTCGAAACGCGACTCTTGCAGCCCGTAGGTCAGCAGCAGCACCCGAGCGCCCGCGCTGTCCATGTTGGCCGGAAGCAGTGCCAGGGCGGGCTCGATGGCCGAATGCAGAATGGCAGTGAGCTTGCCGGTCATTGCTCACCCCCCAGCTTTGCAGCGGCCCGGCGCTTGGCCTCATCCTCGATCAGCGTGATGACCTTGGCGCCCATGTGCCCGCTGATGCCGACAAGCGGGGCCGTCAGCATCTGGTCAATTTTCAGGTACTCGCAAAGGTAGAAAACCAGCAGACCAGCAAATGCGCTTGTGGCAATCTCTCCGACCAAGTGCATGAGGCTCAGAGCCTCAACCTCGCCACGGCGCACCTTGCTGTAGAAGCTGACCAGGCCGCCGAAGATCGCCAGCCCTAGCATGAGCCCGTATGTGCGCACCGGGTAGCTCAGCGGGTCACGCGGAGCATTTGCCTGTGCCCAGGATATGGCTGGCCCAAGAAGGTGCAGGCAAAGAATGAGTTGGATGACGTACTTCATTCGATGGCCTCGGCTGTTTGGTGTGCTGCGTCTTGCATGGGATGCCTTACAGCGTCGCTGCGCGGTTGAAAAGCGCAGTCAGCGCGGCGGCATCCAATCCAATGGCTGGAGCCAGTACCTGAATCAACGGCCAATCCTTGCGAACGTCCTGGGCAAACTCCCATTCAATTCTAGCCTTGGTGCGGCCAGGCTCGGACAGTTGATCGATGGCAGGTGCAACGAGGTCGAGTTTTCCCGACTCCAGCAACGCAAGACGAGCTTGACGCATCGTGACCTGGTCTACGTCAGGCGCGACAAACGGCGGCGGTTCTTGCAGCACCGGAAACCCGCCAGCGCCTGGGACGATCCGCTTGCCTTCGGCTTGACCTGCAAGTAGGGCTGCGTGCGTGGCGCGGCTGATTTCGACGGCATCGGATGGGATGCTGTCACCGTGGATTTCGATGGTATAGAAACCACCCGTGGATTTTGAATAGAACATGGTTCTCCTCAGTAGCCTATCGCAAAGTAATTGATGCTGGTGTCTGCATAGGCGCCGCCGCTGTTTCTTCCCCACCCTCTAATTTGGCTGAGTCCTGCCGGCTGCACCGCATTAGCGTGCGTCCCGGCCCCCGTATCCCCCCCCAACGCTTTGAGGAATGCGGTCGGAAACGCAATAGGCAGTGAGGCGGTCGTGCCAGCCGCCCCGCTCGAAGCGAAGTACGAAATGCCCCCCCACTGAATAATTAGCCCGCTCGGCAGTTTCTGATAGCCAGCGGCAGCCAACGATGCCCCAAACTCATCCGCGAACATCTGCATCGTGGCGAGGGCTTGCGAGCGCGTCCCTGCTGTCGGGTTCGGCGCAGTCGGAACCCCTGTGAATGCGGGGGATGCGATTGCGGCCTTGGCGTCAAGCTGGTCTTTTGTGGCGGGGTGCTTGGGGGCCGTAGCGTCCGGCACGACTGGCGACGCGGAAAATGTCTTGGTGCCTGCCACCGTCTGCGCGCCGGTCAGATTGACGACTGCGCTGGCATCCGCCTTCGTCGCCGCCAAATCATTGATCTGCCTGATGAACGCCGAGAGTGTTCGCAGATAATCGTCAATCGACGATGGCGACTCGCTCCCCGGTGGACTGTTTAGCGCCGGGGTGGTAGAAAGATCGCTGATTGAACTGGGCACGGGCATGGGTCATACTCCTTGCCCGCAAGTCTCCAAATCGGTAAAGCAAAAAGCCCTCACAGGGAGGGCGAAGGGGTAAGCATGGATTTCAGTCAAACCGCCTTCGACCCAATCACGCTTGGATGGGTCATTGGCATCTGCATCCTATGGGCGATTAACGCCTGGCGCAGCAAGTAAGCCAGCAGCCGCCAAGCCAGGCCCGATGAATGACGGGGCCATCGGTGCGCGTGGCGCTGTCGTTGCCAGAGCTGGAGCAAGGTTCTGCGCCTGGCTCTGAAGCAAGGACACCTCAATGTTGCGCAGCGGGTCGATGATGAGCGACTGGCCTGCCGGGATTTTTGAGACCGCGGATTTCAGCCAGTCATAGCCAGCCCCCATCAGCAGCGCGCCGCTGTTGCTGTTGTTCACGGCAGAGCCGACCGGCTGAGCCTGCATGTAGCTGGCAACGCGCCCATTGGCTTGAAGCTGCGCAATCTCTTCAGGCGTGAACAGCATGGACAATTTGCGCTCACCGATCTGCGCCAGAGCGCGGTTAAACGCCGACTGCGAGAACTTCCCCACCTCATCAGCCGCGCCCTTACCGATGGCCGACTCTTTCAAGTGCGCCAAAACCGCATTCTTGACAGGCGCCAAGTTGCGATCCCCCAGCAGATTGACAACCTCCCGCGTTTCGTTCGGTGTGCCGCCGATAATGAACCGGCTGGCGATACGCTGGGGATCACCCGCAGCACTTTCGGACAGCACCGCCCTGACGATGGGCGAAGATTCCTCGAATGCATACGCCTGACGAGTCGCAGACCTTGCAGCGTTCACGGCGGACACCGCATCATCAGCCGCGCCATCAACGCCCCGCATAGCCGCAGCCATCTGGCCGGTAACAACGCCTCCGGGTTGTGCCGCAAAGCCTGCCGGCGTGAGGTCGGCATCCCGCAAGATGCGCGCAGCAAGACCCGCCGCCGCACCCTCGTTGCCGCCCTTTGCCATTTCACGCGAGAGCATCGACTGAAGGTTTCGATACGCTTGTGGCGTGAACGGCTGGCCTGTCTGGAAAGCCTCCATGTACCGGCTGATCGTCGGGCTCATGAAAGGCATCATCCCCTCGGCGTCAAGCGCTTGGTTCACGTCGCTCAGCACCTTGCCAGACAGCGGCATCTTGTAGCCCGGCAGGTTCTTCGCTGCGTCCCACGCTTGCTGCTCTGCTGATCTCAGCGCAGCTTGACGGCCCAATACCGTGCCGGCCAGATACTCCCCAGCCTGCAATGGGTCGCCTCGATTCGCGCCAAGATCGTTCACGTTGGCGATCAACTTCTGATTGTTCTGGTTTTGCAGGCGTGCCAACCCTTGCAGCTCCCCTTCTGCCGTGTTGGCTCCAATCTTCGCAAGGTTCTGCTCTCGGGTGATCTGCACAGGGTCAAGCGTGAGCATCCCCCGCGTTGGAGCTGTGCCGGTCATGCGGAAATCAGCCAAGCGACGGATGGCGTCAGCGTTCAGATTCGCCCCCGGCTTCGTGGCCTTTTGCACGTCAGACACCAACTGCTTGCGGATCGCCTCGGGCACATCTCGCCATTCCGTTCCGGCCTCCTTGAGGGCGAGGGAGATTCGGCCCTCCAGCTTGGTCGTGTCCGGCTTGATGAATGGCGCCTTGATCGCGTTAGCTGCGCCGCTCAGCGCGCCCGGGGCCATCCCACCCAGGACGGTGCCCAGCACCGTTGCGCCGACCTGCGCGCCAGCGCCGCCACCGGCTTCACGCGAAGACCCGCCAAACAAACCACCGCCAGCCGCCGCCGAGAGTTGTTGTGTTGGATTGGATGCCAATTGCGCCAGCACGGCCTTGGTCGAGCCTGTCGCGGCTTGAGACAGTTTGCCAAATCCGCCCGCCATGCCGCCAGCCCCAGCAACCAGGCGCGACGCATCACCCACCACACGCTCGGTGGCGTTCTGCGGAGCAGGCAGGCCAAGCCAGTCAGCCGCCGATGTGGCAACCTGGCCCAGCGGACGCGTCGGAACGCCTGTGATCTTGTCTTGCAGGTAGCGGATTGGCTCAGTGAATATCTGAGCGGTATTCGCCAGACCCTCAAGACCGTATCGCGCAGTCAAGCCGATCTGACGTGGAATCTCGTTGATTGCCGATCCAGCCTTGACCACTGCGGGCTGCTCTTTCTGCAACTCCGTCAGAGTGAAGGTTTTGCCGGGTGCATTCAGTTCTTTGAGCGTGAAAGTTTCAGCCATTTATTCCACCACCGTGAACTTCATGCCATCCCAAGTTGCTGCGCCTCGCGGGGTCTGATACACGGCGCCACGTCTGAGGGTGGTTGCGCTTGGATTGGCCGGGAGGGGTTCGGCGCGCCTCTGAGTTGCCGAATGCTTGATCTGCGCATACCCTCCGCCCGGGTTGGTGTGCCGCATCTGAATCTCTTCAACCGTGTCAAGCGCAGCTTGGCGCAACGCAATCGGCAGCGTTTCGTCACCCACCCGCCCTGCCATTTCGCGATACAAGGCCACATCCTTGTCTGACTGCGGGCCGGACATTTTCGGCATCTTGGCCGTCAGCATCCCGCCAATCACCTTAAGCTTTGATGCCGCCTTATCGCCATCGGTTGACGCCCCAAAGAACCGGGCAGTTTGGTCAATGGCCGCGCCGCCATAGCTTCCCGTTGCATTAGGCAGAATCTCACGCGCCTGTTTGATGAGCGCAACCGCCTCGTTCGCATCCTTGGCCGCCGTTGGGGCTGTGACGGGCCTCACATCACCGGGCCGCATGTCCTTTGGCGGAACAACCCATTGACCGTCCCGGAACTCTGGCTTGCCATTCGCATCGGATTCGCGGCGCTGGTCCACTGCCAGGCGCTGCTGGGAAACGGCCAAGTTTCCACGCGCCACTGCATTGGATGCAATCTCACCCGGCGTCATGGTTTTCCCAAGCGTGACGCCAGGCTGAGGTCGCACGAACTGCACACGCCCGCCCAAGTCAACCTGCACCGGGGCCGTGTATCCCTGCACGCCATCACCGACGCGCTGCCCGAAGTCGTCAAGCTGGTACGTGACCTTGTTCCCGGCCTCATCCTGGCCTTCGACGGTGCGCGCAACCTTCGGCCTGCCGAAGTTTTGGGCCTCAAACAAGCTCTTGACCGTTTCGAGCGGAACGCGCTGGGCGATTAGGGCGCTTGCATCGAGAGGCGTACGCTGGCCGATCATCTGCGCCTTCTCAAGTGTCGGGCCTTTGGCGTCCGCACCAATGGCTTGCGATGGGCTGGTGCCGAGCAGCGCTTGCTGCACCACACCCTTCACGCGTTCGGCCTCAGCCTGCGCTTGCTTTTGCGCATCCATATCCGCCCGCATCTTGTCGAGTTGCGCCGTGCGGTACTCGTTGACCTTTGCCGCCTCAGCTTGCTGCATCTCACGATCCTGCGCCCCGGCATACCCCATCAGCCCCGCAATCCCGCCGCGCCCCAGACTGTTGATCGGCTGGCCGCGCTTGGCATTGGCCGCGTAGCCGAAGACGCCGGACAGCAGGCCCTGCCCTTCCGGGGTCTTGATGAAAGATGAGAAGTCGTCAAGCAATCCAGCCATCATCGGCCGCCTTTCATTGCATAGGACGCGAAGTCGCTCAAAGACTGACGACGGCGCATGTCTTCCTCAAGCTGACGCGCTTGCTCTTGCTGGTTGGCGTTGAGCACACCAGACAGATCGAGCGGGCTGGATTGAACCTGCGGAGGTGGCTGCGGCGTCTCGCTTGAGCCGAGCAGGCCCTTTGCTGATTGGGCCGCGCCCATCGCTTCGCCTACGGGCTTGACGTAACCCATCAGCCAGCCGCCTTGCCCAGCCGCCGCGCCCGCATTCATGCCCTGTAATGCCTGAGATGATGCCGGGGCGCTCAGGTCAGTGATAGGCGCTGCCTGCTGCGTACCCGAGAAGTCCAGCAGGCCACCGGACCCGCCAGAAGATGGCATCTGTTTCATGCCGTACCCGCCCGCATACGACCCTGCAATGGTCTTTGCAAGCCCGTGCATGGCCTTGCCTGCGCCCGTGTTGATGCCAGCTGCTTCCGCCTTGGCGTAGTCGTCCTTTGTGGCGCCTCCCCACTGATCGACCAGCGGCGAATACTCCTTGCCGGTGATGCCCCCCCACAGCTTTGCCGAAAACGGATCAGCCGCCCCCAAAAGCAACTGCTCGGGGTTCTTCTTGATCTTGTCCCACATGTTGCCAAGCTTGAAATTCTCGAAGCTCAGCACGTCGCCAAAGAAACTCATTTGCCGCCCCCGTTTGTGGTCGATGTACTGCCTTGCGCCTGGCCGACGACTCCGCCAATGGTTTGGAGCTGCTTGTAAGGCGCGTTCTGCTTGTCCTGATACTGCTGGAATCCGAAGTCCAAGTTGTTCTGCTGCTGCTGCTGCTGCAAGTTGCCAGCGTTGAGCAACTGGCCAGCGTCCTGATAGGCCGCATTGCCGAACGTCGGCGCCAGGCCAATGGCCTGCATCCGGTTGGATTGGTCGGTGTTGTAGGCGTTGCCGTACATCTGAGTCGCAACGTCAGTCAGCCCCGCCGCGTACTGCTGCTGAAGGCCAGAGTTGCCGAACGATCCAGAGTTGACAGCCGAGGTGTTGAAGTTGGACTTCACAGAGTCCTGCGCCTTCTGCACCATCGAATCCAGATATGGGTTCGTGTTTCCGCCCTGAATGAACTGATTCAGGTTCGACTCTGCGTTACCCATCGTGGCCGAGCCATTCATGGCCCGGTCCTGAATCATGCCGATCCCCGCGTTCTGCGTGCCGTTCAGGTCTGCATAACGCTGACCGCCGTAGGCCTGCCACGGAGTATTGGCAAGCTCTGTCGCCTTCTGCGTGTACAGGTTCGCCAGAGGCTTGAATTCCTCTGCAATCATCGGGGTGGTTGTTGATTTGCTATCGCCACCACCGCCACCGCCATAAACGCGCCGCCCACCCTCCATGCGTGTGCAGCTTGCGCCGAACGGCTCACCGGCTGCGTACAGATCACGTCTGCTGATACTCATGCGTCCACCTCAAGAATTGAATACACCGGCTTGAAGCCGCACTTCATCGAATACAGGCGCTCTTGCGCCGGGCCTGCTGCGCAGCGAACCTTGGAGCACCCCAGCGTCTTAGCCATGTCTTTGATGGCAGCAAAGAACGTTTGAAACTTGCCGTTGTGCGCCACCAGATCAGTCACGAACAGAACGCGAACATTGGGCAGTTGATCCACCCGAACCACGCCCCAGCCGCGCACGCCGTCAACGGCATCCATGCGGATCAGGGTGCGCTCCCCACGCGACAAAATCAGCTTGAGTTGATCGCCCGTGATCTCTCCGCCTGACGTGTCGCACGCCTCAGCGAGACAGGACGCGCCATCGCGCCAAGCAAGGTCGATGTGTGAGGATGGAATGGGTGTGAGTTGCATCAGTTGCCCGTCAGGTAGCGACACTGAACCCATGTGCCGGGAGTCCCGCCAGAGACGCATTTCCAGCCGTCAATGACGTATTTCGCTCCAGCAGTCCCCAGTTCTGAGGGGGTGTTGTTGGCGACGAAATCACCCCGTGCAAAGGTGCCTGTCGTTGGGGCTGATGATCCGGCCTGGTAAAGCGCGACGGCCCGCCCCTCGGACAGAGCGTTGACCTGCTGCGCCACCTCGCGCATCCATTGCGCAGTAGCCGCGTCGACGCTCTGGCGTGGGGTGGTGCTGATCCTCATTCCGACCCTTCCGGCGTCAGTTTCAGTGCGTGTCCGAAAACTGTGGCGCGCCCGTAGAAGAAGAATGTGAGGCGGTGCCAACGAGCCGACGCCAGCACATCAAACCGGCCATCTGACATGGTGGACACGCCACCGGCAGATAGCGCGTCACCCGCGTCGAACTTGAACTGAGTCGCCATCAGGCCCGACCCCGGCTTCTCGCCTGGTGCGAATCTGACGCGCACTCCGCTTAGCAGCGAATAACGGTCATCGTCCCCGTAATCTCCGGAGGTGTACCCGCACGAATCAGACTCGCCAGTCAGCGTTTGCAGTTGGTGACCTACGCTGAAGATCGCCAGCGACCTGCCGCCAGATACCCAAAAGCCAGAATCGAACGAGTAGCCCGCCAACCCCTCAAAGTCGGGCGATACGGACGACATGCCATCGATGGTCAGGCCCGCTCCTACGTAGTTCAGGACGGCCTCCGTCACTAGATCGACCAGCCCCCACTTTTGCGTGGTGGCGTGATAGACCAGCGCACGATCAGGGGCTTGCGAGTTCAGCGATGGGAAGAACACCCACACCAACCCGGCATGCTTGTCATAGGCGCAGCGGATGCGCTCCCGAGCCTGCGGGTTTGAGTTCGCATAGAACCAGTCGCGCACGACACCATTGCCGATCTTGGTTGGCCTCGCCCCATCGAACAGCCAGAAATTGTCAATGCCGACGACGAAGTGAGCGCCACCGATATCACACCACGCCTCTTGCCCGACACATCCAGCCTCGCCGCCTGGGACCTCTTGCCAGTCCCACACAGCCGGGGCGCCGATGTACT